AACAGTTTCTGCTAAAACACGTAAATTGAAAGCACAATGGACGCCTGAGTTCGCTCAAGACTTGAATGCTTATCACTCAATTGACGCAGAAGCAGAATTAACTTCTATCTTAAGTGAGTATATTTCAATGGAAATTGATCTTGAAATCTTAGATATGTTAATCAAGAATGCTGATACAGTTGAAGCATGGAGTGCTAAAGTAGCTCAAGACGGATCTATTTCAGGTTTAACTAATGCTAATACTACAGCAGGTGGTACAGAAACACCAACAGTAGTAACAACAACTAATGCATCAGGTGTATATTACACTAAAATGTCTTGGTTCCAAACTTTAGGTATTAAATTACAGAAAGTATCTAACTTAATTCACCAGAAAACTTTAAGAGGTGGTGCTAACTTTATGGTAGTATCTCCAAAAGTATCTACAATCTTAGAATCAATCCCAGGATTTGCAGCTGACTCTCCAGGAGACTCTGACAAATACGCAATGGGTGTTCAAAAGATTGGTGCAATTAATAATAGATATACAGTTTACAAAAACCCTTATATGACTGAAAATGTTATTTTAATGGGTTATAAAGGATCTCAATTCCTTGAAACTGGAGCTGTATTTGCACCTTATATTCCATTAATCATGACACCACTAGTATACGATCCAGTATCATTTACACCACGTAAAGGTATTATGACTCGTTACGCTAGAAAAATGGTAAGACCTGATTTCTATGGTAAAGTATTTATCGCAGACTTAAACGAACTATAATAGTTAGTTTAATCTTACTAAAAGAGAGCCGCAATAGCGGCTCTTTTTTTTATATGTATAATAAATGTTACGCAAATGGCAATAAAAGATAATATGGTAAAAAGTCCACCAAAAGGAGCAGTCAGATTTTCTTTATCTCTTTCAGAAGAACAAAAAAAAGCAAAAACCCAAATCTTAAAACATCCTTTTAATTTTATAGTAGGTAAAGCAGGTAGTGGTAAAACATTATTAGCAGTCCAAATAGCGTTAGATCAATTTTTTAAAAGACAATTTAATAAAATTATTATAACAAGACCTACTATATCTACAGAAGATAATGGTTTTTTGCCTGGTTCAGAAAGAGAAAAAATGGAACCATGGTTAGTTCCTATTAGATCTAATATGAGAAAAGTTTATAATAAACCACAAATATTAGAAAAAATGGAAAAAGCTGAACAAATTGAATTAGTATCATTAGCCCATTTTAGAGGTAGAACTTTTGATAATGCAGTTGTAATAGTAGATGAGTTTCAAAATTTAACTAGATCTCAATTAGCAATGGCTATTGGACGTTTAGGTAAAGATTCTAAAATGTTATTTTGTGGAGATTCATATCAAATAGATTTAAAAGATAAAAATTATTCAGCATATCATGATATGGCAAAATTAATTAATTCAAATTATGTTTATAAAACAATATTAAATGATAGTCATAGACATGATGCAATAGATGACTTATTAGAACTATTAAATGGATATCATTAATTCTTTATAAAGTTTTTATATTTATAATAGAACAATCTAATTCTATTAAAATGGCAAACATACCTATATGGCCCGGCTCAAGTAGTTTTTCTCCAGGAGATACACCTTTTGGATTTTATGATGATGACTTAGAATTTAAAAGAGATGCTGTAAGTGTAGCAACTTGGTGTGCTCAAAGATTAGGTTATCCCCTAATAGATATAGAATTACAAGCTATTAACTTTTTTACTTGTTTTGAAGAAGCAGTAACAGAATATGGAGCTCAAGTATATGGATATCAAATTAGAGATAACTTACCTAAATTAGTAGGATCTGTTACTTCATCAATTGATGGATCTTGGGATAATATAAATAATGTAAATATTAAAGATGATTTTGGTACTCTTTTTGAATCAAATAATTTAGGAGGAGGTAGCCAAACAGGAGGATCTTATGGAAGTACTACAGCAAAAACTTATTCTGCTTCTTTAGATCTACAAATAGGGGTACAAAAATATGATTTAATATCTAGTGGATTAGTTAATTGGGAGTCGGGATCAAACCAAATCGAAAATGGATCTTTAAATATTAATGTAGGTAGAATTTACCACTACCAACCTGCAGCTATTAATAGATATTTTGATCCATATGCAGGTACAGGTACAGGAATTCAATCATTAATGCAAGCTTTTGGATTTGGTAATTATTCACCAGGAGTTAACTTTATGTTAATGCCTATGTATTATGATATTTTAAAAATACAAGCTATTGAATTAAATGATACTATTAGAAAATCAGCATATCATTATGAAATAGAAAATGATAGATATTTAAAAATATTTCCTATACCTAACCGTGATTATAAATTATGGTTTGATTATAATATAACATTATCAACTTTAGGAGGTGGAGCAAACCCAACTGAAGGGTTAGGTGTTGCAGCCCCACTTAATACAGTAACAGATATATCAAATGTTCCTTATGCTAATCCTACATATAAATTTATTAACTCTGTAGGTAGACAATGGATTAGAAAATATACTTTAGCTTTAGCTAAAGAAATGTTAGGAGGTATTAGAGGTAAATATCAAAGTTTACCTATACCTGGAGAAACTACAACATTAGATTACAGTAGATTATTAGGTGAAGCTCAAGCAGAAAAAGAAGCATTAATAATTCAGTTAAGAGAAGATTTAAGTGAATTAACTACAGAAAGACAGTTAGCAAGAACAGCAGATGAAATTAATAGAAAAACAGACGCCCAAACAGGTGAAGGTAGATATCAAATTTATATCCACTAATGATTAAATTAAGTAACATATTAACAGAAGTATTAAACACGTATCAAATTCAGTGTGAATTACTAACAGATCCTAAATTTAATGTAACAGACATATTAAATCAAGTTCGCGGCTTAAGAAAAGTAACAATTGTAAATAATATAACTCCTGAAGATTATATTCAAAAACAAGGAATAGAATATCATTTATTAAAAATAAAATTTGTAACTAGAGAAAATCCTAAAGATGATTTAGCTTCTTTTAAAGAAGATATATTAACTTCAGATATGTCAAAAAATGATTTAAGAATACCAGGAGCAAAATCAGTAAAATTTAAAGAAGAAACTTTAAAACGACTATAATAATGGCATTATTTGGAGGTTCCCGAGATATATCACTATTTCATAATTTGAATAAAGAATTAATTAATGATATTATTCAAACAGAAATTGCTTACTATAAGTTTGCTTTAGAGCAAACTAAAATAAATGTTTATGGAGAAGCTCCTGGTAAAAATTATTTTGAACCTTTAAAAATAGCATGTTTAATTGATAGAACAGATCAATCTTGGTCTTCTGATGATTTTGGATCTGATATAAATCAAACTATTAATTTTAAATTTTTAAAAGAAGAATTAAAAAATATAAACTTAATACCCGAAATTGGAGATTTACTTTTGTTTAGAAATAATTTTTATGAAGTTGATAGTAAAATAGAAAATCAGCTTATATTTGGAAAAGATGCAGATTATTCTATAGCAACAGAAACAACAAATTTTGGAGAGAGTTTTTCTATAGTAATTAATACACATATTTCTAGAGTAGAAAAACTAAATTTAATACCATTAAGAGAAGGAAAATACCCAACTACAGAAAAATTAGATGGGGGAACAGCAAATTTAACAGGATAATATGCCTCATAACGATAGAAAAAATATAAACCCAAGAAGACCTATTCCTAATGATAGCTATAATAGATTAAGAACTAATTTAGAAGCTAATTTTAAAGAAGGTTTTCCTATTGATATTGAAGGAAAAAATTATGGTGGTTTTCCAGGTCCAGATAATAGACCTGCTGTAAATATAGCAGATCAAATTTCTAGAAAAGATGATTTAATTAAAGATATATCTATAGGTTTACAAGACCATGATGAAGCTATAATGTATTATTTTAACAATGTTATTAGACCTTCTGTTATTATAAATGGTAATAGAACAAATGTGCCTATAATTTATGGATCTCCTGAAAGATGGAAAGGAGTTCAAAAAGATGGATTTTATAGGGATAAAGAGGGTAAAATACAAACTCCTCTTATTATGTTTAAAAGAGATAGTATTGAAAAAAGACGAGATCTTGGTAATAAATTAGATGGAAACAGTCCTCAAATTTTTTATACCTTTCAAGAAAAATATTCAAAAAGAAATATATATGATAATTTTTCAGTTTTACAAGGTAGAAAACCACAAAGAGAAATATATAGAGTAGTAGTACCTGACTTTGTAAGAATACAATATACTTGTACTATATGGTGTGATTTTATAGCTCAAATGAATAAATTAATTGAAACAATTAATTATACTTCAGATTCATATTGGGGAGATAAAGAAAGATTTCATTTTAATGCAAGAATAGATACTTATAATAATACAACAGAAGTAGCTCAAGGAGATAATAGAGTTGTAAAAACTGGTTTTGGTTTAACTATTCAGGGATATTTATTACCCGAAAGTTTAAATAAAAAACTTTCAAGCGAAAACATGCAAAAGACTTTTAGTAAGTCTCAAATAGTTTTTGGAAATGAACTTGTAACTAATACTCCTGATGCCCCTAGAACAAGAGAAGAAGTAAGAGGACAATTAACTGCAAATATAGAACAAGTAGATGGGGGAATAGGATATCAAATTATAGGAAATAATAATCAAATAGCATAAAATGGCAAGAACAATAAGAGATACATTAAAATCATTTTTTCAAACAGGTGATGTACCTACAGAAGGACAATATGTAGATTTAATAGATAGTAATTTAAATTTATCTGAAAATAATACAGGAAATATAGACCTAACAGGTAATATAACAGCTTCAGGTAATATAAGTTCAAGTATAACATCAGAAATTGAAACAGGATTTTTTTCTACAAAAGGAGGTTTTATAACAGCTTCAGGACATATAAGTGCAAGTGGTAATTTAAGTTTACAAGGTACTGCATCTATTGAGGGATCCATATCAGCTTCGGGTTTTAGTGCAAGTGGATTTACTCAATTACAGGATTTTAGAGCAAAAATACCTAATAGTGGTGAAATTTTATTTATAGCTGGGGACCATGAGCTTGAAATTAAGGATTTAAATGGTGTTCAAGGTTATTCTTTTGGAAATTTAGATGGTTTAGGAAATAATGATGCTCGTTTTCAAACTAATGGACAAATTTCTGCAACAACTAGGGTAACTGCAAGTAGCTTTATAGCATCAACGAACATAACAGCCTCAGGTAATATAAGTGCAAGTGGAAATATAAGAGGAAATTCCCTTACATTAGGTAATACACTTATAACAGCTACAGGAACTGAGATAAACCATATAGATGGTTTAACATCAGCCGAAGCTAGCCAAATAAAAAATATAAATTCAACAACTATTTCTTCAACACAATGGGGTTATGTTGGTAATATGAATCAAAATGTTAGTACTAGTACTGCTGTAAAATTTAGTGGATTAATTTTAGTAGAAACTACAACAAATGTTGATGCATCATCAGCTACCTCTATTGCCCTAGGAGATGGTAGAGGTTCATATACAATTAATTTTAGTAATTTAGGACCAATACAAGCAAATGCAATATCAGACTACGTTTTTGCATTAACAGGTGATGTTTTTGATGGAAGAACTGGTGTTACTATAATGGGAAATTGTAATGAAATATCAGATACTATTGTAGTAGAGCCTGTATTCACATATGCAGGCAATAAAGGCAATTTACGTTTCCGTACTGGTAATGAAATATTTAGTGGAGGTAGTTTAGTAGTACATTTTACAATAATATCACACGAATAATATAATTATTTTCATTTAAAACTTTATGGCTACACCAATACAGTGGGAAAATGCAAACTTTACATGGAATAATAATCCTCATAAATGGAATGAAGTTTTATTAGTAATTGAAGCCTTAGGTGGTGGGGGGGTTATGGTTGAAGACATGCCCTGGACTCGATTTAATGACGAAAAGAAAAAACGTCTTATAAAACTTATTTGTAAAGTTCAAGGTAAAACAATAAAAGAAGAAAAAGAAATCAGTAATTATAAAATCCAAATTTCTGATATTAAATTATTAGCTAAAGAAGTATTAGGTATAGAAATAATGACTGAAAATATTAAGTTTTAATAAATACGATATATTTATAACAAAATCTAATTATGTATAAATTATTTACTGATAAATCTGAGCTTTTTGAATGTGATATTAAGTTAGAGGGAGCCAGTTTAAGTAAATCTTCAGCACGTTTAGTAGTAGAAACATCAGACTATTCTTTACTTTTTAAAGGTAATATTAATTCTAAGGGAAAATGTGAAATTCCTATTAGAAAACTAAAAGGCCTTATAGATGAAAACACAACAGGAAGTATTAGACTAGAAGTTATTGCTGAAGATACTTATTTTACTCCTTGGGAAAGTGACTTTGAAGTAGATGTAAGTAAAAAGGTAACTGTAGAAGTTAAATCACAACAAACTAAAAAACCTATAGTAGAAACTAAAGTAAAGGTTAATGTTAAAAATGAAAAACCAACTACTACAGAAAAACAACATGTTATAAATTTATTTAAATTATTAATAAAAGAAAATATAAACGTAAGTAATATTTCATTTAAACGTAATAAACTAAATAATATAGTAGCAACGTATTTACAAGAAAATACCGTAAAAAACACAAGTAAAGTTATTAATGGTGTATTAAAAATTCTTGAAAGAGAAAAATAATGGTTATAAATGGCAATCGAAAACTTCGAAGGAAAAAATATACAGGATACTTTTCAAAGGGTAGTCCAAACAGATGGAACTAATCAATTAGCTGATGGAACTGGTTCTATTTTTATACCTGTTTCTTCTTCACACGCTATAACGGCATCACATGCTTTATTTGCAGTTTCTGCTTCACATGAGATTACATTTGAATTATCTTCATCACATGCTGTAAGCGCAGACACAGCTAGTTTTGCAACTAATTTTACAGCCTCAGGCAATATAAGTGCAAGCGGTGATATTACTGCAAATTCTGGTTCATTTAATCGTATAAGTGCAAGTGGAAATATATTAGGAAGTAATGTAATTGCTAATGATCTTTTATTTGCACAAAAAATTTCTGTTTTAGGTAGTGATAATACTCATACTCATACATTTATTGGAAATATAACAGCATCAGGTAATGTAAAAATAACTAGCGCAGATCCAAATCTAAGAATTGAAGACACAAATGGTAGATCAGTAGAAATAGATGTAACAGATGATATTTTTAGAATAGATGATGTTGGAAATAATGCAGCTATATTTACTACAGATCTTTCAACAAATCCTACTCAAACTACTTTTCAAACAAAACCAACTTTTTTAAGAGATGCAGAATTTGAAGGCAGTATAAGTGCAAGTGGTAATATAACAGCTTCAGGTAATATAAGAGCAGGTGGAGAAATAATAGGAACTATAAATGGAGGAACTTTTTAGATATTTATTATAGAATAAAACAAATATGGCAAGTACAATACAATTAAAAACAGGAACGGGATCAGCAGTGCCTACTTCTTTAACACAAGGAGAAGTTGCTATTAATATAGATAATGGTCTTATTTATTATGGTTCTGGTTCTACTAATACAAGAAAACAATTAGAATCTTTTACTAATATAACAGCCTCAGGTAACATAAGTGCAAGTGGGAATCTTACAGTTAATAATACAACAGCCTCAGGTGATATAAGTTCAAGTAATACAGTACAAGGTTTTACAGGTTCATTTCATTATATTAAAGTTACTGATAATTTAGAAGTTGATGGTGATTTAACAGTGGGGGGTACTGTTACTGCTCAAGAATTCCATACTGAGTTTATTTCATCATCTATAATTTTTGAAAGTGGTTCTACAATTTTTGGAAATTCAGCAGATGATACACATACTTTTTCAGGATCTATAACAGCCTCAGGTAACATAAGTTCAAGTGGTACAGTTACAGCAAACTCAATAGTAGGTACATTAGCAACAGCAGCACAAACAAACATAACATCACTAGGAACATTAACAACATTAACAGTAGATCATATAACAATTAATAGTTCCACAATATCTGATAATAATGAACTTATTTTAGATGCAGGAGATAATATAATATTAGATACTGAAGAAGACATAATATTTAAAGATGATGGTACTACAAGGTATATATTTAATGTAGATTCAACACCAGAGATAGATATAGTAGGAGATTTAATTATAGATCCGTCAGGAGGTGATGTAAAATTTTCAGGCGCAAATATAAATGTAGAAGGCCATATAACAGCCTCAGGTAATATAAGTGCGAGTGGAGAATTATCAATTACTGATAATACATTTATAGGTGGAAGACTTTCTGTAAATACTACTTCTACATCAGCTAGAGTAAATGTAGTAGGAACTCAAGCTCACCAACTATCGGGGGGTTCAAATAGTTTTAAAATTACAGGAGTATCAAATGCAGATGCATTATTTGTTTCATCATCTGGAAAAGTTGGTATAGGAACAACTGAACCAACAGAAAAACTACAAGTAGAAGGTAACATAAGCGCGAGTGGAAATATAATAGCTGTTTCTGCATCTATACAACATCTAGATGGTCCTGAAGGTGGAGGAATTTCTTTTACTGGAGGTAATCCAACCCTTAAAGGAGAAGATGGAGCCCAAATAACATTAACAGATGGTGCTACAATTTCTGGAGGTAATAATACATTAAGAGTTGGTACTATTGTAAATGTAAATACAACCCATATAACAGCCTCAGGTAATATAAGTGCGAGTGGAACAATTATAGCAAACTCAATAATAGGGGGAGATATAGATGGGGGACATATAACAATTAATAGTTCCACAATATCTGATAATAGTGACCTTACTTTAGATGCAGGAGGAGATATAACATTAGATACTGAAGAAGACATAATATTTAAAGAAGATGGTACTACAAGGTATATATTCAGAATGGACTCAACACCAGAGATAGATATAGTAGGAGATTTAATTATAGATCCGTCAGGAGGTGATGTAAAATTTTCAGGCGCAAATATAAATGTAGAAGGCCATATAACAGCCTCAGGTAATATAAGTGCAAGTGGAACTATAACTGCAGATGATGGATCAGGAAAACAATTTACTGTAAGACCTAATTTATATTTCTTTGCAACAAATACTAGTGCAACTACTCAAACACTTCATGGATCAAATGCAGGAGACCAAGAAGGTTCTCTTCCAGCAACTAATACAACAACAATTACCTTATCTCAACAACAAAATAGCCACAGTAGTGTATTTAGTTTATCTAGTAATAGATTAACTATATCTAGAGCAGGTTTATATAAATTTACTTACAATGCTGTAATAGAAATAAATAATGGTTCAGGTAGAGCAGAAGGTTTTTGTGGATTAGTTCAAGAAACTAGTGCTGGTGATGTTACACTAGTTAATGGATCAGAAGCTAGAGGATATCATAGATTTAAACACGATCAAGGACCTTCAGGGGTAACTTTTGCAGCTACTGTTATTGTAAATGTAGCTGCAAATTCTATATATGATTTAAGATTTGGTCAAGAAGACCAATCTGTTGCAGGTGCTCAATTAAGAACATTACCTTCAGGTACTGCAATAACAGTAGAAGCAATAACTTAAAAGTAAATAACATGTCAAACATAAATTCTATAAATAGTGGTTCTTTAGGAGATATTCCTAAAGCAGAAATACGAACAGATAAAACACTTAACGAATTAGAAACAATTAATGGTGAAGCATATATATTTAGACTATTAATTGAAAAAATAAATGAATTAGTTGATGAAGTAAATATATTAAAAAACCAATAATATATTTATAATATATGACTATAAGAACTAAAAATAAAGACCCTAAATCTACAGAATTTTCTCCTAATGATATTATTATTAATACAAAAGATGGAGTTTTATTTTATAAATCAGATACAGGTTTATTTAAAGTTCAAGGAGATAATATAAATACTTCAGTAACAGAATCTGCCTCAACAACTTCTATTCCAGATGGAACAATTTCAAGTTCGTTACAAAATTTAGGCAATATAACAGGCTCAAATATAAGTGCAAGTGGTGATATAACGGCAAATACTCTTACTTTAGATGGAGGAACCACTCAAACTATTAAAGGACCAGTATTAGGTTTTGATTCTGCGGGACAAATAAGACTAGATTCAGCGGGCTCAACAATTACTTTTTCTAAAAACGGTGTGAGTGCATTTGTAATTAACCCTGGTAATAATTCACATGATTTTACAGGAAACATAACAGCCTCTTCTCCAGGTCACATAAGTGCAAGCGCAACTTCTACAGGATCATTTGGTAGACTAGAATGTTTAACTATTTCTGCCTCAACAGGTGAGTTTGATGATGATAGTATAAAAATTGGAGGAGAATCTCTTAATAAATCAAATTTAGTAAATTTAAAAGCGGGAAGACCTATAACAACAGCTAGTGCAAATTTACTTCGAGAAGGCTCAGCTGAAAGTGATGATACTTCTACAAAATTTACAAAAGTAGAAGCATTAATACATGAAAATGATGATAGAACTTTTTTAAAATTCAAATCACCTGCTAGAATAGCAACATTTGTAAGTGGTGTATTATTTCAGGATTTAAATAATCTTAATACTAATAATTATTTTAAAGTAGGCGTAGGAACAACAAATCTAATACTATCAGGAAGTATAACAGGATCTATAATTAATGGTGGGTCTTTCTAATTTACATATATGTATATCCGATAAAATTATAAGTTATGGCAATAAAAAATGAAAAAATCCCATCACCTCAGGAGTTAAAATCTCAACCACAATCTTTTACAGAACAAGAACTAAAAGAACTTGTAGATTTAAGAACTGAAGTTTCTCAGTTAACTGCTACTATGGGTCAATTATATGTTAATAAGATTAAATTAGAAGAAACTGAACTTAAATTAAAAAAAGAATTAAAAGTTTTAGAAGAAAAAGAAACTAACATAGCTAAAAAACTATCAGATAAATATGGTAATGGTAGTATTGACCTAAGTTCAGGTACTTTTACCCCTAGTAAATAGTTTTTAAAATCTTTTTTATATTTATAATCGACTAAATCATAGGGATTTAGTTTTGGTTTGTGTTTTTTTTTCATATTTATATGAGAACCAACCACAGACATAACTTTATAAAATAAATATAAGATGGCAGAACAAATCATTTCACCAGGTGTTTTTACAAGAGAAAACGACCTTTCATTCTTACCTCAAGGAGTTGGCGCAATAGGCGCAGCAATCATTGGACCTACTGTAAAAGGACCAGCTTTTGTACCAACAGTAGTAAGAAGTTTTCAAGAATTCGAAAATAGATTTGGACCACTAAGTTCAGACACATATGTTCCACAAACAATTAGAGAATACTTAAAAAATGCAGGATCAGTTACAGTAACAAGAATACTAGCAGGAGGTGGATATACATTTTCAACAGGTAATATTGAACCTTTAGGAGTAATAATAGGTTCAGGAACTGCAGCCGCTGCTGTTTTTGCAACAGGTTCTCTTGTAATAGCAGATAGTTTTTTCCAAGACGAAGGTGATGAATTACAAATTACAAACCCCGCAGGAACAGAATTTAGAATTATAGCAGCAGATCCCGCAGCACTTCCTGCAGATGATACTGATGCAGGTATTTTCTTTGCTAGTACAGGTTCAAGTGATGCAACAGTTATGACTAACTTAGCAGCTAAATTAAGTGGTACAGTTGCAACTACAATTGGTGTTGCTGCTACTTCAGGTTCGGGTGCAGCTGGGTTAGAATTTACAGCCTCAGTAGCGGGTACATCAGGAAATGGTTTTACATTTGAAACAGGATCTGGTGATACAATTAGTACAGATTCAGGTGTATCAACACTAGGAGGTACTAATGCTACATTAGAAGGAGGAGTATTAGCAGGATTAATTTACCCTGCTAAAGCAACAGGAACACCAACTCTTAATACATCAGCAATAACTCCATCTTCAGGACATGTAATTACTTCAAGTTTTGGAATTACTTTAAATGGATCTGGTGTTACTTCAACAACTTTTACTGCTTCTGTAAATCCATCTAATGTAGATTATTTATTTAAATATATTGGATATAATGCGGATACTAGTAGAGATGGAGCTTCAAGTGCTACAGCATTTGATGGAATGCCTGGATACACATATTTAAATTTTAAAAATTTCCAAACAAATGCCTTAGCAACAGATGACTTAACTGGTTACAGTGGAATAGGTTCAGGATCAGTACTTCAAATAGCTAAAATGAGTTCTAATAACCAAGTATTTGATGGAATAGGAAAAATAGAAGGATATGGTTATTCTTCAACACCATTTATCCAATCACAAATTGCACAAGGACAAAAAGATTTATTTGCTTTTCACACTATTGATCATGGAAGACATTTATGTCATGAATATAAAATATCTATTGCTAATTTAAAAGAACCATCAGATATAAATGGAGTTGAACAATATTCTACATTTTCTGTATTAGTAAGAAAAACAAATGATACTGATAAAACTCCTATTATATTAGAACAATATAATAATGTAAATCTTGATCCTAATTCACCAAATTATATTTCAAGAAGAATTGGAGATAGATATCCAGAATACAATGAAGTTTTAAATAAAGTTGAATTACTTGGAAATTATCCAAATATTTCAAAATATATTAGAGTAGAAGCTTCTGAAGCAGTTGCAAATGGATCCTTATCTCCTAAATTATCCCCAAAAGGATTTAAAGCAGTTAAAAATACATTTAATACAGGTTCATTAGATGTAAATTGTACTTTCCCATCTGCTTCATATGAAGGAGTACAACAAATAGGAACAGATTTAACATATAACCCAAAAGGATTTTTAGGATTTAAATTTTTAGATAAAGATTCAGATAATGAAAATTTCTTACAGCCTTTACCTAATAGTGCAGAAACAAATATAGCTGGAAACTTTAGCGTAGAAAATTATAGTGGTCACCCAAGTTCTAGTTTATGGTCAGGTTCATTAAGTGCTTCTATTGATACAACAGGAGCAGATGGACCAACAAATTCACAACTTAAATTTACAGTTCCTTTCCAAGGAGGTGATGATGGTTTAGCACCATGGACAATTAAAAAAATAGGATCACAAATAGAAAATAGTAATTTATATGGGTTTGATTTAAGTACAACAAATGCAACAGGATATAAAGCTTATAAAAAAGCATTAGATATACTATCAAATCAAGATGAATATGATATTAATATGTTAGCAATGCCTGGTGTTATTCATTCATTACACCCATTAGTAACAAATGCAGGTATTGATATGGTAGAAGGAAGAGGAGATGCATTTTTTGTAATGGATTTAAGTACAGTAGATTCATCTGTAAACACAGCAGTAAGTAATGTAAGTGGTTTAGACACTAATTACGCTGCAGTTTATTATCCATGGGTTAAAGTACTTGATTCTTCCGTTAATAGACCAGTATTAGTACCACCATCAGTAATTGTACCAGGAGCAATAGCTGCTTCAGATAGAATAGGAGCTGAATGGTTCGCACCTGCAGGTTTAAATAGAGGAATTTTAGGAAATGTATTAGAAGCTAAAGTTAGATTAAACCAAAATGAAAGAGATACATTATATGATGCTAAAATTAATCCAATAGCTACATTCCCAGCAACTGGTGTTTGTATTTGGGGTCAAAAGACATTACAAGAAAGATCAACAGCATTAGATAGAATTAATGTTAGAAGATTATTAATTTCACTTAAGAAATTTATTGCAAGTTCTAGTAGATTCTTAGTATTTGAACAAAATACAACTCAAACAAGAAATAGATTCTTAAATATAGTTAATCCATACTTAGAATCAGTACAGTCAAGACAAGGATTATTTGCCTTTAGAGTACAAATGGATGGTGGTAATAATACACCAGATGTAATTGATAGAAATCAATTAGTAGGAGCTATTTATTTACAACCTACCAAAACAGCTGAATTTATAGTATTAGACTTTAATGTATTACCTACAGGAGCTACTTTTGATGGTGGTGGAGGTGCTACAGGAGGAGGTGCTACTGGAGGAAGTGGTGGAGGAGGCTACTAAAAATTTAAAAGGCTTATATTTATAACAAAATAATAAATTAAAATAAAAAAATGGCAATATTAGAATCAAATCAGATGATGTTTACAGCATTCGAACCTAAATTACAAAATAGGTTTCTAATGGAAATTGAAGGCATACCAGCATATCTTATTAAAAAAATTGATAGACCAGCTATTTCTTTTGGAGAAGTAGTTCTTGATCATATTAACGTGAAAAGAAAAATCAAAGGAAAAGCAAATTGGGACAATGTCACAGCTGAACTTTATGATCCTGTAACACCATCAGGTGCTCAAGCAGTAATGGAGTGGGTAAGATTATCACATGAATCTGTTACTGGTAGAGATGGTTATTCTGATTTTTATAAAAAAGATTTAAAAATTCAAACTTTAGGACCAGTAGGTGATGTAGTTGAAGAATGGATTATGAAAGGAGCTTATTGTCAAAACGCAAGTTTTGGTAGTATGGATTGGACTTCAGATGCCCCTGCAAATATATCAATGACTATTGTAATGGATTATGCAATACTAAATTTCTAATATTATATTTTATAAAAAAGAAAAGCGCCTTTTGGCGCTTTTTTTATTCTTACATATATGTATATCCGAACTAGTTTTAAAATTAAATAACGTTATGGAACAAAAACATCAATTTCCGGCTGAAGAAGTCACATTACCCTCAAAAGGTTTACTTTATCCACAAGATTCATCATTAAAAGATGGTATTTTAGAAATGAAGTATATGACCGCAAGAGAAGAAGACATCTTAACTAATCAAAACTTAATAGCTAATGGTACAGTAATTGATAAATTATTACAATCATTAATTATCTCTAAAATCAATTATAATGAATTATTAATAGGAGATAAAGATGCTCTTATGGTAGCTGCTAGAGTTTTAGGTTATGGAGCAGATTATTCTTTTACTTACAGAGGAAAAGAAATTACTGTAGATTTAACTAAAATAAAAGATAAACCTTTATCTGCTAAACCAATTGAAGAAGGTAAAAATGAATTTGAATTTACTTTACCTACTTCAAAAACTAAATTAACTTTTAAGTTATTAACTCATGGAGATGATAATGCTATAAAAAAGGAATTAGAAGGTTTAAAAAAAGTAGATAAAAATATTACTAGAGATTTATCAACTAGGTTAAAATATATGATTTTATCTGTAGATGGTAATTATGAAAAATCAGTAATTAGAAATTTTGTTGATAATAAATTTTTAGCTCGTGAAGCAAGAGAATTTAGAAAATATGTTGCACAAATCCAACCTAGCGTAGACTTATCTTTTGACTATGAAGATAACGAGGGGAATACTACAAAAGTAGAAATTCCTGTTGGGCTTGACTTTTTTTGGCCTGACGCCACAATATAGGAAACTATTATTTGACCAAATACATTTTCTAGTGTTCCATGGTGGTGGTGGATTTCAACATTCAGAAGTTTATAATATGCCTATTTGGTTAAGAAGATTCCACATTCAGTCTATTAGTGAATATAATAAAGACCAGAATGAAAAAATTGAAAAGGTTAAAAAAGGTAACCAATCTCCTAAAACTCCTTTGGGACCAAATGTAAATCCCTCATCAACATACAATTTTAAAAAGTAAAGGTATCTACGATACCTTTCTTTTTTTTATATTTATACATGTATAATACTATAATATGGCTACTAACGACGAAATCGAAAAAGGTAATAAGCTCCTACGGGATCAAGCAGAAAACGTTGAATTTATAAAAGACGCTTTTAGGTCCCTTTCTGCTGTAGTTTCTTCTGCTATAGAAGATGCTGTAGACCAAATGCAAGGACTAGACGATATAGGAGCTAGAATAGCTAAATCATCAGAAAGAGAATTAGTTGGAAGCTTTAAAAAATTAGGAAATCAGCTAGAAAAAAATGTAACTATACAAGCTAAAATTCTTAGAGGCCAAAATGCTAGTAAAGATATTGAAAATCAAAGAATCAATATACAATCTAGATTAGAACAAACATCTGCAAAAATACGAAATAATACAGCTTTAACTGCCTTTGAACAAGAAAAATTAGTAGCTGAAGCTAAGGAACAAGCAGAATTTGGTTTTGATGCTTTAGATGCTCTTGAAAAACAAAATAAGGCACAAATAAAATCTATATCATTATTTAAAATAACGGGTGGTGTTTTATCTAATATAGCTAATAAATTAGATAAATCTGGTGCTTTAGGAGAATTATTAAAAGGAGATTTTGGCCAAATTACAGCAGAACGAATAGGTGAAGCAGGAGTTATTAGTGCTGTAGATATATTAACAACTGGGTTAATTGATGTAAGTAACCAAACAACTCAATTTCAAAGAGATTTAGGATTATCAGCAGATAAAGCAAACCAATTAAGAGATAGATTAGGAGATATAGCTTTACTTTCAGGTGAAACAGTTTTAAATACTACTACAGTAGTAAATGCATTTGAAGCTCTTAACTCATTAGGAACAGCTAATGTAGCTTTTAATGATGAATTATTAAAACAAGTTGGTTTATTAGAAACTCAACTTGGAATGTCAGCTGATCAACAAGCAAGATTTGGTTTTGAATCTTTAAAATCTGGAAAATCAGTAAACGATATATTTGATGATTCTATAGCTACTATAGGTGCTGTAGGAAAAGTAACAGGCCTTGAATTAAATAGATTAAAAGTTGTACAAGAAGCAGCAAGTGTAACAGGTGAAATCAGAGCCCAATTAGGATTTAGTATTGAAAATATATCTGAAGCTATAGCAATGACTAAATCTTTTGGTATGACTCTTGCAGATGTATCAGGTGTTGCTAATAATTTATTAGATTTTCAATCTTCTATTGCCGCTGAATTAGAAGCTGAATTATTTACGGGAAAACAATTAAACTTAGAAAGAGCTAGATATTTTGCTTTAACAGGTGACTTAGGAAAATTAAGCGAAGAAATAAAAAATAATGTAGTAGATGAATATGAGTTTGCTCAAATGAATACTCTTGAAAGAAGAAAATATGCTAATGCATTAGGAATGAGCGTTGATCAATTATCTGACATGATATTTGATATGAAAACTTTAGAAAGACTAGAACAAGAAGCACTTGATAGGGGTGATAAAGATTTAGCTCAAAATTTAAGAGCTCTTTCTTTACAACAAGAATTTGCTTTATTAGTTGAAAAAATTCAACAATCACTTGTAGCATTAGCTGATGGTCCTATAGGAACCTTAGCAAAAATGCTTGTAAATTTAATGGATTCTACTACAACTGTTTTTACTACTTTTGGTTTAATAGCAGGAATTCAAGTAGGAGGATTAATAGCTCAATTTGTAAAAATGATAAAAATTATGAGATCAGCTGCTATAGCAGGGGGTGTAGCACAAGCTTTTTTTAATCCTGCAGGTATTGTTTTAAGTATAGCTGCAGCAGCTGCAGCAGCAGGATTTATATCTTCAATGATAAAACCACCAGCAGAAGATGCAATGGTAGAAAATGCAATTATCACAAAGAAAGCAAGAGGTGCTATGGAATTAACACCTTTCTCTTCAGCGGACCAAGTTGCAATAGGAACTAATTTATTTGGTGGTGGAGGTGGAGAATCTCAACAACCAATAATAAACATATCTGGTGTAAAATTAACAACAGACAAATTTGTGGATAGAGCTGTGTTTTCTAGTGGATTAGATGAACAAACAGCTTATTCTTAATATATTTATAATAAACATTAAAAACATAATATTATGGCACACAGTAATTTATTAGATTTAAAATCAAACTTAGATAATAGAAATTCATTTGGTGGATCTTCAATGACTGCTATACCTCATTTAGAAAATAATTCTATTGATGGACCAGCAGTAAATGCCGCTTCTGAAACAGATGGAGGAGTAGGAGATACTATTGAACAACAATTTTTTCATGGTAAAGCAAATCCAGGAATGTTAGATGGTAAAAAAATAGGAGCATTAGATTTGCATGTTCAATTACTAAACGACACTTATGAATATGATAGAGCAGGATTTGCGGGATCTTCAGGACCAGCACCTGGAGGTGTAGTAAATAAATTTGCAGATTTAAATTTAGATATTAATGCTAATGGTGAACAAGCAAGTCCTGAAAGATATATTGATAAAATGAACGCCTCTGGTTTATTACCATAATTTTTTATAAACTATGGCTTTAAATTCACTACTTAATTTACTTGGTGGAGATAGTATAATCCTTGGTGGGGATACAACAACTCAAAAAACTAATAATTTATATGCAATAGGAGAAGGCTCTAAAGCACTTGACTATGGCGTAGCAGGACAGTCTGTAGTAGTAAATGAAGCAACTATTTTTAATATATCTCAACCAAGTTCAGGCCCTCTTTTAGGTAAACGAGTAGAATTTAATGGTTTTAATACAGAAAATATAAATCCTAGGGATTTAAAAACTACAGCTAACCCTACATTTTTATATCCTGAAGGATCTGAAGGTTATACTAGAGGAACACAAATAGATAATTTCGTAAGAGGAGGAGCTAAATATGCTAGAGAAGCAAGACAAATAGATACTAGAAGAATAACTACATTTTTAGCTTCCTCTAATGGTAAACAATTTATAGCAAAACAAGTAGCTTTACAATTATTAAATCCACGAGAAGAAACTAATTTATTTAATGGTGGTTTAAGTTTATTAGCATCAGTTGGTTCTTCAGGGGTAGTTAATTTTAGAAGACATGGATTAATACCTACTCCTGCTAATTCTACATTAGCTCAAGGTTTAGGATTACCTAGTACAATTAGTTTAGGAGGAGTAGGTGAAGCTATAGGAATAGAAAGTATAGGATTAGGAGGAGACTATGTTAGTGTAACTCCTTTTAATAGAGTTCAAAATTTTAACACAGGAGATCCAGGAAAACCATCAACACAAAATTTATTACAAAAAATTATAGATCTTGATAAACCTAAAGACCCTAGAATATATCAAGCGGGTACTATGAATGAAGATCTAGAATCTAATATAGATAAAGTAGATAAACTAAATGCTTTAGATGTAATTGAAGGAATTGATAGTGTTCCCCGACCTACAGTATTTAAAGGGAAATTTGACCAAAATGGGGATAAAATTTTTGAAGAGTTAAAAGAATCAGATTTAAAAGATATGATAAATTTTAGATTTGAAATATATAACTATAAAAACTCAAATACAGATCTAATAGCATTTAGAGCCTTTATAGATGGTTATTCTGATAGATATAGTGCTAATCATAATACAGTAAAATATAATGGTAGAGGTGAAGAATTTTACACATATAATAGTTTTAATAGAGATATAAGTGTAGATTTTAAAATAGCAGCCCAATCAAGACATGAAATGCAACCCCTTTATAGAAAATTAAATTACTTAATAGCACAAACAGCCCCTAGTTATAATGAATTTAGTGGTAGGATACAAACACCCTATTTATTACTAACTATGGGAGATTATTTTAAAAGAGTACCTGGAGTTGTAAAAGGAGTAAATATCGGGTGGCAAAAAGATTATACGTGGGAAATAGCTTTAGATAAAACAGATTCAAATAGTATAGATGAACCTAAAGATAAATTTATGTTAGTATTACCTCATGTCTTAGATGTAAGTGTTAGTTTCCAACCAATTCATGGATTTACACCAAATAATAACATAAATACACCTTTTATTGGTATAGAAGAATATTTAACTACTTAAAATGAAAAATAGAATAGAAAATATTTCTTTAGAAAGAAAAAATAAAAAAAGATATTATAGAGGTATCAAATATCCTAATATACCTCTATCTATAGATGATTTATATGTAACAACAACTGCAGGCGATAGACTTGACTTATTAGCAAATCAATTTTATAATGATAGAGGATTATGGTGGGTTATAGCTACAGCTAATAGAGACATAGTAAGAAAAGATAGTTATGGGTTAAAACCAGGATTAGAAATTAGGATCCCATCTAATGTTCAAAGAATATTAGAAGACTATAAAAATTTAAATGATAAAAGTTATTAATAATGGCAGAAATAGGATTATATGGGTCTCTTAAAGATTACGTAAAACAACAACTTAAAGTAAGAAGATCAATATTATCTAATCCTCGTAGTACTACTATAGGTATAAATCAATATGAAAGAGATGGACAAACTTCAAAATCATATGTTTTTGATTCTTCTAATGATTTTCAAACAAATAGTAGATTAGGTCCTGAACAATTTTATGCTTATACTACACAAAAAGTATGTACTATAAGAATGGTTTCAGGTGTTGATATTGAAGAAAGTGCTAAAAATAAATTACTTAAACCAAATAAATTTATAGATGAAAATAAATTAATAGGACAAAATTTAGCAGCTTTATATATGCTTGAAGGGGGGACTATTAACGCTAACCCTGTTAGTATTACTAATGAAAATGATAAAACTTATTATGGTATACAAAGAAATACTACAAGACCTAGAGGAGGTTTTGATAGAGGAAGGGGAGCAGCTTATGGTGATCCTAATATTAGAGCACACCCTACTGATGGTTTTGGTATTGTACCTATGCCAGGTATTACTGATGCTAAAATAAATACTGTATCTGCAGAAGGAGCACTTAGAGAAGCTATAGTTAATTTTTCTTGTTATAATAGAGCACAACTAGAAATTTTAGAAACATTATATATGAGACCCGGTTATAATGTTTTATTAGAATGGGGTTGGAATCCATATATTGGAAATTTAGGTGATGTTGAAGATGGAAATTATTCAGCTATAGATAAATTTTTTGACCCAAATTCTGATTTTGATATAATAAATGAACAAATAAGAAAAAATAAAGAAAATTCATCAGGTAATTATGATGGTTTTATAGGATATGTTAAAAACTTTTCATACCAGGCAAGAGAAGATGGAGGGTATGACTGTACAACTGAATTAATATCTAGTAATTCTCTATTAGAATCTTTACAAGCAGGAAGAAAAGTAGATTTTTTACAAAAAGATGGTGAAGTAGTAGTTGAAGATGAGTTTTTATATTATCTAAGAGCTATTCAAAAAAATATTTATAAAGATGGTGCTAGGTATTATCAAAAATTAGTAAATACAACAGAAGAATTCGAACAACAAGTAACTGAACAACGAGATGACAGAATAGAAGGTTATGTAAGTCAATCTCAAGAAAACCCCATAGCAGCTATAGGATTAAGAGAACAAATACAAAATGATTATTTATTAACGGCAATAATGCCTGAAAAAACAACAGATAGATCACAAAGAGCCAAACAAACTACAGAAAAAATTAGAGAATTAAATAATAGAGAAGCACGTTATTTATTAGGATTTAATGAGATAGAAAAGTTAATACTTAAAATTAATAAAGGAAACATAACAGATGAACCTGATGTATTAAAAGAAGACCTTACAGGAAGAGGATTTCAATCATTTTTAAATGGTACTATGTTAAAACAAGTAGTACAATATGATCCAAAAGAAGAACAAAAACAAGATGGTGAACCAGGTGATACTTTTACAACCAGTGGTTTTGAATCTCATGTTTACGTTAGATGGGATTTAGTAGTTCAAATAATTAACCATTTAATAACAGATCAATATAAAGAAGGTAAACCTATAGTAGAATTAACTTATTGCAATGAAAATACCCCTACAGTTTTTGATATAGAAAATTTAGACAGTACGGGTTCTTTAGGACCAGAACTAGGTTATTATCTTCCTTATTCAGCTCCTAAAGATATTGAATCAGCAGATCCTGCATTTTTCCAAAATAAAAGCAAGGAAGTTCAAATTCCCATAAAAACTATTGATAAATATAGTCCTTTATTAGGACAAAGTTATGATTATAATATATGTTTATTACCTCATATGAGAGTATTTGATAAGCTTTATAGTGAAAAAGAAGAAGAACGTGGATTCGATAGAGATCCAAATATTAGAGATAAAGATAATACACAAAGTTTTAAATTACAAAAACCTACTTTATTAACTTCATTTTTAGGTGAAATGGGAGCTAAAAGAGAAAGTATAGGTCTTATATATCTTAACTTAGAATATCTTATAAAAGAATACGAAGGTATGAGATTACAAACTGTAAAAGCTGAAAGTGATGAAAGTACAGTATATACAAGATTTAGAGATGATTTTAGCATGCTTAAATATTTGCAAACAGTATGGGGTAGTGTAAATAATGCCTGTGCTAATTATTATGATTTTGATATCCATACAGAACTTGAAAGACCCCATATTGCTAGAGTAGTTGAAAAAAACTTTAGACAAAGATTTAATGAAGAAGATTTATTTGAATTTAGACCCCAAGGACTAGAATCTATAACTAGAAATTTTATGTTTAGTTCTAAAATATCTAAAGACATAGCAAGTGTAATATCTATAGCAGCACAAGTTCCCAATGAAGAACAATCTTTATCAGCTTTATCTTTTAAAGCTTTTCATAAAAATATTAAAAGTAGATTTACTTCTTTACAATTTACAGAAAAAGAAAGACATGCAAGACAAGAAGACGCAAAAAAAGATTTAAAAGCAGATATAGAATCTTATAAAAAAATGACAATAGCTCTTAAATTATTTATGGAAAGACTATATAAATCAGATTTTACTAGTGAGTATGATGAAGATTCAACATCTAAAAGAAAATCAATAATAAGTCCTAAAACTGCTATACAATATGCACAAGAAATAGAAGAATTAAGAGTAAAAATATTAAATAGATATCCT